TTACATTTCTAATATGATTATATGCTGATAAAGCATAGTCACTATCCACTTCAATGAAACTTTTTGCTATTGTAAAAGCATGTGTGGTCTTGCCTAAGTTAGTTTTTGAAAAAGTTGTATCTTCAGTATTAGCATAGTTTATGTCCACTCTACCCAATGTTAAAGGATTATACGGTGCAATTGTTACTAGAGTTCCTGCGTTTTCTCCGGCTGACTTAGTTTCTACTATTTCAAAATCTATTAGAGTGTTTACGGTGTCAAAAGTCGCTTTATTAGAAAATGTTAAACTTACTCCGGTTGCGCTTCCTGTTGCGTTTGCGCTCAACTCTAAGGTGTTACTATTCGTGATGCTACTGACTGTTGTTCCTGTTGGTATATTAGTTCCCGAAACTTCCATTCCTGCAAACAAATTAGCAGTTGATGATAAGGCCGTTATTGTAGCGTCTCCCGAAACGGTAGTTCCTGTTAAGATAACATCGTTATGTAAGCGAGATTGAAAGTGTGCATCACTTAACATATTGGAAACATCGCTTATTTCATATCCAACGGCATTTTCATGTGTGCTTCCACTACTGCCAACTAAATTATCTCCTTCTTCTCCTGTAGAAGTAATCTTAACACCGGAGTTAAAGAACAGACCTTTGTTAGAAGCACCGCTTAAACTAGTTGTTGAATCTACTAATGTATTTGTAGCCAATGCTTTGTTTAGTAAGTAGTTCTTATTGCTTTCTTTATATCCTGCCAGTGCTGTTCCTTCTGCTCTTGCATTATCCACTAAGTCAAAACTAGTTCCCGTAACAGTTGATTCAATTTCACCAATATAACTCATCATACCCGAAGAGTGTTTTAGGTGAACTTTAGTTCCTGCTGTTAATGTTATACTGCCCGATGAAGTTAATGTTTTGCTAGCAAAACTACAAGTAAAGTTAGCACTAACGCTTTCTAACTTATTGTAAGGGCTTTGAGTTGAGTAAATAATGTCTTGAGAAAATAAAGTGTTTTTACTTATAACAGGAGAAATCAACTTTCTAATATCACTTCTTCCTTCTAATTTTACTTGTGTTAGACCGTTTTCCTTGAAGTTGTCTATCCTTTCTACTGCCCCATTTAATTTTTCAACCAAAATAGCATACTCACCTTCCATGTAATCTAACATAGTTCCTTGAGAATGATAGGCCGCTTCATTACTTGTGCTACCATCCGAATCAAAATATGCTTTATCAGAAAAAGATAAAGTTAGTAATTTTTTATCAACATCTACTGCGCTTATTGTAGCATGCAAAAACGAGAATTCCTTTGAAAAAAACTTTATGCGTAGCGCACTATTTCTATTTTCTACTAATGGAAAATCTGTAAGTAAAGTTTTATCTTTTTTATTGTAAGCCCTTCTTTCAAGAATATCATCTACTGATAGTGTAAATGAACTTGTGTTAAATATAGATTCTGTTTCTAATCTGTTTGCTGTTTGAAATGTAATATTTTGTTCTTTACCGCTAAGGCTTGCTATTGTTTTAACGGCAACTATTCGTGAACCAACTCTCACCTCATCTCCAACATTTAGATAACTGTTCAAGTCATAATCAGTATCTACCGTATATTGAGTGCTTCCTAGACTTCTAGTTATCACAGCACCTATTGATTTAAATTCGTTCATGTTGGCACTAAATAATTGATGTCTAATTCTAAGGGGTTCTTCGTCTTCTATCTTTTTCGTCAATACTCTAAACGGGTCTGCTAATTTAATTTAGGCCAATATTCCCTTTGCTCCCATAGATTCAAACAGCAATTGGTCTAATACATTGTATGATAGATTGGCTTTATCCTTAGAAAACCCATAAGACAAATATCTATATGGGCCGGTATAATCTTGGTCACCTGCTCCTGTTATAGAATCATTAGCATCTCGTCTAGCGTTAGTAAAACAAGCATCTCTTGAAAATGGAGTGTAATCTAATAATGTTGTATAGCCTTCGTTGCTAGTATGTGTTGCGGGATTATCTTGATTTTTTAAGTTATCAACTAGTCTAGTTTTTAGAGTATATTTACTATAATCTATAATATCTGTTCCAAAGTCGGGAGTAGTTGTAAAGAAACTAGTTGCTGATAATGCGTCAGTAGCGCCACTAATAAAATCTAACTCGCTGTAAAATAAACTATATTTTTTGTTATGGTCTAATTCATTTTTCTTATCTAGGTTTTCATCAAAGAAATAAAATAAAGGTCGTGACAAAGATATAGAAGATGCTAATGTGCTTTTTATTCCTAAACCTACTGCTACTTCTGTAATACTATTAGAAATAGGGGTTGAAAATAATTTGAACTTAACATTTTTTGCTATCTCATTTCCCAACTTTGGTCTAAACTCAAAGGAGTCTCCGTTAATATCATCAGTAAATATTTCTGATACTTTAGCAAAGTGGTGTTTGTTTGCATTATCGGAGTGTATCATTACAAATAAATGAGTAGTTGTTAAATCAATACTGTTTAGTCTTACTCCTGTTTGAATTATATCGTCAAAACACTTTATTCTAATTCCTTCTGTAACCGATAAGTTTCTATGCTCTAATCCTAAAACATATGTTGCATTTGTAGCGTTAGCACTTGCTTTTTCTGTTAATGCAAATTCAGTAGAAGAAATTATATTTTCTATTCTTGCCTGTGTTCCGGTAAACCCTGTTCCATTGACACTTTGACCAACATACAAAGAATTGGTATTACCACTTGATAGAGTAACCACATTACTATTTTGTATAGCGTTACAATTTGCTAAAGTGCTTCTACCGACAGAAGTTAAAGTAATAGTTCCCGAACTTTCTTCTGCTACTACAACTCCAAAAGTATCTACAGAAGTAGAGGTAGTGCTAACACAAAGTTCGGGATTGGTTGGAGTATCGAATGCTGTTTTAGTAAATGTTAATGTTCCTGTTGCACCATTACCACTTGCTTCTTTACTCATTGTTATATTGGTATCAGTTGTAATCGCAGTTACTATTGTGTTATCTTCTATGTTAGTTCCACTTACTTTCATACCAATTAAAATATCGCTAGTATCGCTAATTGGTAATTCTTCATCGTTTATAGTAGCAGTTGTTGTAGATTTAGTTACCGTAGTAGTCGGCCTACTTAGCGCAACTAAAGTAGAAACTTCTGTCATATATCCACCTCTTCGAATCTAAAGTAAAATAATGTATCATCTAAGTTAGGTAATAAGTTATTTACAAAAAATTGTTTCTTGATTGTTCTAATCATAGACATTTCATGTAACTCTCCCATAAATTGTTTGTTGGCAGTAGCACTTCCCGCCCCTGTTCCATTGTTACTAGAAGCCCCAATAAAATAATCTTCTTGAGCCATAGAAAATGTATTAGATGTAGATATGGTCTGTTTCTTAACTAATATGCCATCTAAGAATATTCTAATTTCTTTACTTGCTTCATTGTAAACACAAGCAATATGAAATTGATTATTGATATAAATAGAGTCTTTGAAGGCGGGAATAAAAATATTAGTGCTACTACTAATACTACTAGAAGGTGCAGTATTCAATATAATTCTATTAGGGCTAGAGGCTAAAGAAGAGATAGTTCCTAATGAAGTAAAATTGAAACCATCTCTTATGAATACTTCTTGGTCTTCGTGAAACTTAGCAGTTGAAGCGACAGGTATTGTTTCTGCGCTGTTTGTTCCATTAGTTACTCCTCCGACAACATGAGTTACTCTACCATTTTTATCGAAGCCTTCTAGTGTATCAGCAGTATAAAACCAACCAAAACCCGATGTAGCAGTAATTACAGCCCTATCGGTTGTTACTGTTTGGTCGCTTCCTAATTTTATTGTGACTCTTATTTTATATTCAGCAGGTTGATTTTCATTATGTAATGTAGAATTAACTAATGATATTGTGAAATTAGTGCTAGAAAAAATATTCATTTCATGCGTAAGTCTTGTTTCTAAAGGAATATACACATTGCTTTGAAAATCAGTATTAGTTTTATTAGCCTCCCCCGCAGTTGGCATAACCTTCTGTGTGCTTGTTGTTGTTGTATTTGTTGATACTGCTGATGCAGAATATTGACCAAAACCATTTATGTCATACGGAGTAAGTATAGACTCAAAGGTAAAACTTCCCTCATGAGAAAATATGCCATATGCTTGATTATCCGAAGTGCTAGGAACATTGTCACTATAATCTATTCTAACATGACCATTACACATTACAGGGAATACCAAACCACGCTGTTTTCCGATAAGTGTATCATACATATTATCACCTATGATGGAACTAATAGAGCAGTTTCAAATTCTAGACTAAAACCTAACTCGAAAGTTTCAGCACTCATTTCACAACTAAAACTTCTAATGAATCCTGTCATCCCAGTATCAGTGTCAGCATCGGGAAAAGAAGATATTTTTGCAGGAACACCTACATTGTCTAAAGCATTATTATCTCCTCTCGATGCAAAATTAAACGGAACATTTTGTCCTGCACTTCTTTCACTATTAGCATCAACAGTTTGTGTCCATGTTCCACCTGCGGCTTCACAATCGGTTTTATTTTTATGGTCAGTAATACTGCATGTTCCTCTAAAATTATAATCACTAGCAACAAATGAGGGTATCAAAACTATCAATTCATTAAATGCTTGATTTTTAGCAAATCCCGTTGAATCAACGCCCGATGCAATCATTTGAGCAACTTCGTGTGCTGTAAATTTAATAGCATCACCCAGTTCACTTTTTGTTATGGTTTGGTCTAATATTACTCCACTAACTGATATTGTTTTTGAAGCCATCCCTAAATCTAATGCCGCAGTTATTGACTCACCAGTAGCAACACCGGATAAAGGAACCTCAAAAGAAGGAATTGTTTTACTGACACTTATGCTAACTGATGTGGCTTTTAATTCTATTACATTCGTGGTCAGGCCATTAGATGGCTTATGTGCTTGTAATTTAAGATAAACTCTACTCATTTAATCACCTCACAAATCCACTAGAAGATACACTTCGTTGTATTTTATTCGTTACCATATTACCTATCTTATCGGCTATTCTTCTTAGTTCAGCATCCGATGTATCTTTAGCATTTATTGTAACATTGACAGTATTATTGAATACACTACTATTGTTGTTTTGTGAACCTTTAAGCATTTTCTTACTATCAGCATTACTATGAACTCTAGCCCCTTTTGGTAGATTAACTAATTCCGGCCCTTTTTCTCCAACGACAGTTATACCGCCATCAGAAACACCGCCTTCTGCCATAAACGGCAGCATTCCTTTTGCTTTCTTGAAAAATGCCGCCATGAGTAAGAATGCTACGCCCAATATCAAAAGTGGCAAAGCCGCTATTGCCGCTACTTGTATCATTGCGCCAATTATTATTTTTGCCCCTAGTGCTATAAGTAAGAACTTTGCGACCTTAAATAAAATATCGTTAAAGTCTCCTTTCACAAAGCGTATTCCTAAATCAATTAAAGTATAGAACAAAGAAACTCCTAAAGCGTATATTGCTTTCAGTGCTACGATTCCCGTTGTTACTGCAATATCTAACAACACTCCTGCTAGTTGTCCTCCCTTTTCTAACAAAGTATCTAAATCATTTTCTACTAAAGCGACTATCATTCCAAATATTAAACTAGCCGCTTCCATTAACATCCGCCCTATCTCAATTATCTGTTCTATTGCTCCTAATTCTTCTAAAAACTCATAAGCGTTTTGAGCAACTTTTAATAAAATAAAGAATCCTAAAATAGCCATAGTAATAAATATTAAAGTTTTAAATAAATAATTTAATATTCCTTTTGAAAACTTAGCAAACTTTGTCATAAAGTCTTCATATTTTATACGCATCCTTTGTATTTTTGTTATGACATCTATTTTATTACCAAATCGTTGAAATATATTTCCTGTTTCCGACATACCTTCTCTTTTTCTTTCACCCTTTGTTCCGAGAAAGAAATCCCCTACATTTTGAAACATTTTACCGAAACCAAGTTCCTCCTTTCTTCTTTCTTTGATTGCCTTTACTGCTTTGTCTACACTCCTCATTCTGTGTTTGAATGTCTTATCATCTCCAATCAGGGCATCTTGAATCAAAGCGTCTTGTTTTGCTGTTTTAAATGTCTTTAGAGTGGTTTCTGCTTTAAGACCTAATTCTTTAATTCCTTCTGAGTAGGCTCTCAAAGGGTGCTTGCCTAAGAGCAAGGCTTTGTTATAAGCAAGAGTGTTTATAACTGCTTCCTCTTCATCGGCTTTAGCCTTTGTTGATGCTCTTGCTTGGTTCAAAAGAACCGTTGCTCTTTGTTTATTAATAATACCCTTTGTAACATCTATGTCCAATTTTCTTATCATTTCACTTTGTAGTGCAACCTGCTTTAATCCTAAACCCATTTTTTCATTTGATTTAACTAGATTTATCACACGCTCATTTGCTTCTCTTTGGGCTTCACTATTTTTCTTAGAAGCCTGTTCTATCAAAGCCAATGAATCTACAAATGCTCTAATTTTGTTTTGTAGTTTCCATATAGGGCTACCCGATACTATTCTTGAAAAGATAGTCCATTTTTTGCCCGAACCCGATATATTATCGGACATCGTTATGAGTCGTCTAGTAAGACCTTGAAATTCTAAACCTGCTTTGAAAGTTACTGTATTTAAGTCACCTAGTTTATCAATCATTTTGGTGACTTCATCATCGGCCATGTCAATTACCTGCTTGTCGTTTTATTTTCTCTAGTTCCTCATGTTTAATCTTTTCCATATTAAAATGAACTGATAATAAATCCATCACTAGACTAGATGGCATTTTGTATATTTCTAAAGGACTTATAGATAAAGCCGAAGCCAAAGTATAAGTCATGATTAGGAATGCTGTTTGAGGACTAGTTTTTTTTCCTCTAATAGCACCCTCAATCATTCGTTTTTTTCTTCATCCTCCTGTAAAACATTCATAGGATTTGGTAAAATTTCTTTTAATTGATTGCCAACATAAGGACTTAGCCTTAGCATATCAATTGTTGAGAGTGATGGTTCTGTTTTTGAAATAAAATTCTCGACCATATAGCGATACATAGCGTTAATATCAATATCTACATTTTGTGTCTTAGCATCTAATTTCATTATGCTATTCATGGCCTTTTCAGCCTCTAGCCATGTGGGTTCTTTTACCCACACTTTTAGATATTCTTCTTGGTCGGGTGCTACTTTAACATAATGTAGCGTAGGCTCTTGTAGTGCAAATAGCGCATCTTTATTCTGTATTACTTTCTTTTCAGTCATATTATCCACCTTCAAAACCAACAAACAAACAAACGGTGTTGGTGGAATTTATAATTACTCGGCTTTTGGAGTTTCCTTTTTCTCCTCCTTAGCCTTCTTTTTTGCATCAGCCTTTTGTTGGGCTTTTGTCTTTTTGACATTTTCAGCAAAGTGTTTTCTCTTTTCATATCTATTCAAAAAAATCACCCCTGCAAAACCCAATGAGTTTTAACTTCACACTTACTCATAGTTCTTGGCATGACAGTTCCTTCGATTGTAACTGCTCCTTTATCGTCGGGAATTGTAACATTTGCCGCAGATAAAAAGTAGTCTTGGAACTCCATCAGTATTTGTTCATTAACTGTTCCGGCAGGTGCAAGTTTATCAAACTGTAAAGTAATTTTTTGTGATGAGCCAGTGTTTTCTGTATCGTTAATTAATTCGGTTAGCAATCTATCATCAGTAATCATAGCAGTAAAAGCAACTTCGTATGTTCTTTGTGCAGGTATAGCGTCTTTTATTTTCTTATTACCTACTCCAATAAATCTTTTATCCTGTAAGTTGTTATTTATTGTTAAGGTTAGATTGGTAATCTTAGCAAAGGTATGTCCAAATATTGAAAACAAACCACTAGAAAAGAAGAAAGGTTCTAGTGCTTCGGGGTTGCTATCAAAATTAAATAATGAAGTATTTGTTCCAACATTGTTTCTAGGTGTAAATACTTGAGTAGTTGTTAAATCATTAATATGGTCTACTGTTCTAGTGTTTAAATCCATAGTCATTTTAACTTCTTCATTTTCATTAGCGGTCATTGTAAGAGTATTAACTCTATTACCTCTCGCTACTCTAACTAATGTTTCAGTTTCGCGCCCACCAACTTGATTACTACCTTCTGTGGCAGTTGTTGTAGTGGTCTTTGTCATGCTATGTTCTAAACTAAATGATGGCAAATCTTCTCCATTTGCTTCTTTAAACTCATAAGTAATAGGGTTTTGAATAGCACCTGCCGCAGTATAAGTCGGCCTTGTTAAAAGATTCATGTTAGTATTAACATCCGAACCATGAACTACCGGAGGTAATAATGTTACCGAATCCGCATCAGCACGATAGAAAATCGGCCCTTGTTCTAAATGAGTAGTTTCAAAACCCCCATCAAAAGCAGTTGCGGCAGTATCTCCTGTATCAAAATATACTGAACCTGCGGTATGTGCATTAAAGCCATCTGCGGGGTCTGTGCCTGTTGAAGTTGTAGAAGTGGCTTTTATTCCAGTGCATCTTCCTAGAGCATAATATAAGAATGCTCCATGATTAGCAACTAAAGCGATATTTCCACCACTAGCGGTTTCTATTCCTTTATATTGATGAGTAAAGTTTCTTGAACCGCCCAAAGATAAGTTAAGTTGTTTCATTTCTATTTCAGTATTTGGAAAAGTAAAAGTTTCAAGAACACCTAGCCAATTATCAGCATTTAATCTATATGAATTAGCCCCTGTTGCCTTAGCAGGACAAGGTGCGCCATATGGTTGAATTATGAGAAAATCGGTGTCGCTTGCATTTAGCGTATGACCGTGTGCGGGAGAAATAGTTAGTGCCGTTTCAGTATTTCCAGTAATTGTATGGACTGAAACCGGATTAGCAGTATCGGCATGGTCATATAATTCAACTTTACAACCAATGTAAAGATTAGGCACTAAGAGAAGATTAGTAGAAAATGATGCTAGTAATGCTAATGTCGTTGAGTCTGATGCGCTTTCATCAATAAATGAAGTTAAAAGTAACTCCGGTACTAAAGTTGTTGATGTTCCGCTTCCTAAAAATATATCTGTGTTTACCATGCTTAATCTCTCCTTTCCTTTTACATACTTACTAAGGGAGTGCTAATGCGAATCGTTTTGTCTCTACTGTCAATTTATAACCGAATAACCTCTTTGACCTATCGTTACTTTCGCTTCTTGAACCTACAAATACTTGATGAAACTTAGAACCATCACTTGCAGTATATCCAGTACGACCTCGCTCAAGCGTATGACGGGCTATCAAGTATAAAGCCTTTAGCCTGTCTTTTCCAAAGGCGGCATCCGTACCTGCTCTTTCATCATGTATGGTTCTCATGTGCATTGTAAATGAATAAGTTTCATTTCTTACATCGAAAGTAGTAGTGGGATATTCTATGTTTTGAGAGTCTTCAAAGAATATTATAACATCTTTAGCAGTTAAATCATATCTAACTCCTTTGTTCTTTTGTAATGTTCTAACATCAACAAAGTTAGGAGTACCCGCATGGTCAGCAGTTATCTTTCCTTCGCTAATTAAAGTAGTAACAGAAGAACTCCATTTGCTTGAAACTAAATCAATAAGTAAACTAACTTCATCCATATTAAATCCTCAATGCCTTTTGTATATCATCGTTTAGTTTCTTACTTATTGCTTTACTAAAACTTTCTTCTGCGTTTTTTATTATTTCTTCATCACTAAAAGATACATCTATTCCTAATATTTCCGAAAGTTCTTGCATAGCCTTTTGTCTTTCCATTTGTATTTCTAAATATTTCTTGAATAACTGTATCTCTTGCATAGAAATCACTCAAGTAAGTACACTAAGTCTCCTTTTCCTTTTAGTATATCCATTGCTTCTTTAGTTAGAATATCATATTTTTCTTTTGTAGATATATTACCACCAGTTTCAGCAATCATGATTGTTTGGTCATCATGTCTTAACAATTCAGCCGCTACTAACATTGTTGTTGCTTTATGTATGGCTGATGGAACACGACCTGAACCTGCAATATAAGTAACTATGATAGAGTTTTGAGTATGGTATGGATAGTCTCTTAAGAAAAATATTCTACCGTCATCTTTGATACTCCAAAAACTTCCTAATCTTTTCATATCTTGCTTATCAGTAAAATTCTCCGAAGTGGACTGTGAGTTCTGCCCCGCTTTATCTGCGATTGTTATTGTGCATCCCGAACCATCTTCCCCTGCTAATAAACTTGAGATATTAATTTTATATCCATTATCGGGGTCTATTGAAGCATAAAAGAAATCACTTATGCTTAAACCATTAGGAGAAGATGTCCTCTCTTTATCTCTATTAGCCCCTGTAAACTGTGCAGTATTAGCAGGGAACTCTTCATTAATTAAATGACAAATATCTCTTGCTGTTGTCTTTGCACCAAATCTACTATCGAATGTATTGTGTGCTGACATAGTTCCTTCCCCGTGATGAAACAAAGTAAATGTATCACCGCTATTTGGTAATTGTAGTGTTATGCTTCTAAGGTGTTGAAAGTTATCGGGGTCTAATGTAACACTTGCTTGAGCCGATGCTAACTCAAGATAACTATTGCCTTGCCAAACCTTGAGAGATATAACTTTCTTTAATTTCATAGTTGCCAATTGTATAAACCCAACATAGCCGCCATAATACGCTTGCATTGGGTGTCTCACAAATTCAAAATCATGAAACTCATCTTCGTGAATAATTGGTCTATAAGACCTTTTTACTTTATCATCAACAATACCTTCTATGTTTTTAATTATCTTACCGACTTGCGCTTGGCTAGGGAAAGTAGAAGATGTAAATGCGGGTATCTGTAGCATATCCGATACTGCGTCTTTATCGGTATAGAATCCTTTACCTGTTGAATAATCAACATCAATAGTTGTATAGTCGCTTGGTGATGATGCTATTGCCATATTATTTCCTCTACAATTTTATTACTGCCAACTCTCTTTTTATCTCATTGATGAACTTTTTTAT